GTGTAATTCCCCCCCATACTTTACGAACATTCCCCCAACAATTCGCCTACGAACATTCGCCTTTTCCAACATACGAACAAACTTTCCTCTTGACAAAATGTTTATTTTATGCTTTATTGACAAATGGACGGGAGTGTGATTTGACAGGTTTTGACAGGTGGGCTCTCAAGTGAGAAGAAAATCATTTAATAATATGTTTCAGTTGATAAAATAAATCATATACGTTTATGAAATTTATGTTGACAAGTACGGAAATAAACCGTATAATATAGTTAAGAAGTAAATATTTAGGAGTGGTATATTATGAAAATGAATGAAATTTTAGCAAAATATTATGTAGAAAGAACTTGTTATGAAGATTATTTTAATCTAAGATGTAAAGAAAATGAGTGGTTCTAAAAGACAAATAAATGAGTTAATTAATTGTTGGTTAAATAATTAAAATAGAGGTCGAAAGACCTCTTTAAATAAGGAGTGAATATATGGCAAGAATAGACATACGCAACCTAGACGAAGAAACCCTAACTAAATTAGACGAACAAATGAAGAAATACGGAATAAATAATCGTGCTGACTATATAAGACTATTAATAAACTTAGATATAATGACAAATATAGTTTCATCAATAAAACAGTGTAATGATGATTAAGGGAGTGTATAAAGTGAATAATTATATTAACCAATTTTTAATAAAAAATCATAAAATTTATGAAATAAAAGATAATATTATTGAATCAGAAATAATTTACTATCCATGTTCTGGATTATTAAAAAATATTGATAATTTGAAAAATAATAAAAATCCTTTTTTCTACCATTATATAACAGATGAAAAATTAATGGGTGTTAATGGAGTTAGAGAAACTGAAAGAAAAGTTATACCAATATCATTAAATATGATATTAAATGATAAATACTATTATATTGATTGTAAAACAAATTATGTATATGAATATAAAGACAATGTTCTTCAACCTTTATACATTCATAATATTACTAATAGATTTTTGAGTGTTATAGTAAAAATAAAATCTTATTAAAGAATAACTCACTGAAAAGTGAGTTATTTTTATTTACATTCATAAACGTGTATGATAAAATAAAAGTAAGATATTGCTATTATATAAAAATAGTATAATATTATCCATATAAAAGAATACATAATAATTAAAATATAAAATTAATGGTTGTACAGGTGTATGAACACCATAAATAAACGCCTGTTAACCATAAATTATTATAAATAAAAATCATACACGTTTATGAAAGGAGTAAAATTATGGGTAAATTTTTAGACATTAGCGAACATAATATTGTAAATAATTATTCTATTTTAGTCTTAGAAGATTTAAAAGGAGTAATTATTAAGGCTACAGAAGGAACAACATATAAAGACTCTAAAATGGAGGGGCACTACAGTAACATTAATAATAAGTTACCAGTTGGTTTCTATCATTACTTAACAGTTTCATCAAGTCCAATAACACAGGCTGAGGCTTTTTGGGAAAGAATCAAAGATAAAACTTATGAAATATATCCAGTTCTAGATGTTGAACAAGACCTTTTAGAAGAACTTGCAGAAAGCTACTGTAAAACATTCTTAGAAAGATTTAAAGAATTATCTGGACAAGATATGATTATTTATTCTGGAAAATGTTATATTGAAGAACATTTCTCAAATGAATTTAAAAATAATCATGTGTGGTGGGTTGCTGATTATTCAGCGTCAGAATGTCCTGAAATTGATGGTTGTAAAGTAATAGCATGGCAGTATACAGAAAGTTGTAGCAATTATCCAAGTGTATTTGGTTCGGTTGATTGTAGTATTTTAATTGATGAAACTAAATTCTTTATAAAAGAAGAAATTCCATTTTCTGACGAATCGGTGTTAGTTGATGAATATGACAGTATTTTAGAACTTCAAAAAGAACTAAATAAACAATGCTACACTGATTATAATTGGGATGAATTAGTTGAGGATGGAGTTGCAGGGGAAAAAACATTATCAGCATGTCCAACACTTCAAATTGGTGCTAGAGGGAATATAACTAAATGGGTTCAAGAAAAACTTAGTATACCTGCTGATGGCATTTTTGGGGAACAAACTAGACAAGCTGTTATAGAATTTCAAGAAAATATGTCTCTAGATGGTGATGGAATAGTTGGTAAAAAGACATGGTCTAAATTATTAGGATTGAAGGTGTACTAAATGAGATTTGAAAAGTTCTTAACGTTAATAGGAATTGTAGGAGGTGGAATTTCAATGGCTTTTGGAGGATGGACAACAGCAACAACTACATTATTAATATTTATGTGTATAGATTATGTAACAGGGTTTATTGTTGCTCTAATCTTTAAAAATTCACCTAAGACAGATACAGGAGGTTTAAGTTCAAAAGTTGGATATAAAGGGTTAGCAAAAAAGGTTATGATATTACTATTTCTATTAATCGGTTATAGATTAGACTTAACTTTAAATACTTCCTATATAAAGGATGGTATCTGTATAGCATTTATAGTTAATGAACTTGTATCAATAACAGAAAATGCAACGCTAATGGGATTTCCTACACCTACAATTATTACAAATGCTATTGACATATTAAAACAAAGGTCAACTAAAACAGATGATACAAATATAATAGATAATTAAACAGCTAAGGCACTCGAGAGAGTGCTTTTATTATAGGAGGGATAAAATATGACTAGAGAAGAAATAGAACAGACTACATGGGATTATTTACGTAGTCAAGGATTACCAGAATTAAGTTGTGCTGCTGTTATGGGTAATATAGAAGCTGAAAGCGAATTTGACCCTAATTTAATAGAAGAAGGTAATGGAATTGGTTTAGGTTTGTGTCAATGGAGTTTTGAAAGACGTACACAGTTAGAAGCATATGGAACGGATTTACATCATCAATTTAGGTTCTTATGGGCTGAATTAAGTGGAGATTTAGGAGATACAGGAGCGAATTTTCAATGGGGTAATAAAAGTAATTATTTGAATCACGACCAGTTTATGAGTGGGCAGGGTTCTTTAAATGAATTAACAAGTGCTTTTTGTTTTTGTTGGGAACGTCCAAATGTTGCTCTAGCACACTTAGCAAGGAGACAAGATTCAGCTAATACTTATTATAATAAATTTACTGGTAGACAAACTACAGACCCACCTATTGACCCACCGACAGACCCTGCAACTCCTGGTGATGTTAAATTAAAGAATAGATATTTATATGGTGCTACAGATTCATTATTTGGTAGAAAGTTCATAAGTAAAAATAATACATTTGTAGTATCAAAGGTAATAGGTGATATTTGTATAATAAAAGATGGGAATATAACGAGAAAAGTTCCAAAAAATAATATAATAAATCAATAAAAAATTTTTTAACTAAAATTGAAAAAAATTTGATAAAATTGTTGCAATTATTTCATAAACGTGTATAATATAGTTATAAGGTTAATACACGTGTATGACCTATCAAACATAAGGGAGGAGAAATTTAATGAAAGCGATAAAAAGAAAGGTAAAATTTTATGTAACTACAGCACAAAAATTTAGAACTGAAAATGGTCAAGCGATAGCCGAAGAACTTCCAGTTCTAGAAACAACAAAAAAATTATCAAAAGTATCACTTGAAAAACACTTCAAATCACTAATAAAAGAGGGTGAAACTGTATTAGTCGGTGAAACAGTTCACAAAGAGAAAACATTTGAAATGAATCTAGATTATTTTATCAAAAATTCAAAAGAAATTCAAGAGGAACAAGCAAGTTAATGTAAAATTTAGTAGAAAACAGAAAAAATTTAAATTTAGAGGAGAATGAAAATGGAAAATAGAGATTTAATACCCGTAAACAATGAAGAAAGAGCAGTTGCAAACCAATTTACTTTTGATGATGATAATAGTTTTATAGCTGATTTAACAGCACCAAGAACACAAGCATATAGCTCAATAGATTTATTAAAAACTTCTGAAAAAGAAAAAATAGCTTATTTCAACGCAATAAATTCAAGTGATAAAAGACTTGGAGATAAAATTAACGAAGTGATCGAGTTAAAAAATGTGTATGTTGAAATAGTACAGTTAAAAAATGAAGTAACAGGAGAAATGCAGGACGCTCCACGAATAGTTTTAATTGATAGTAAGGGAGAAGGTTATACTTGTGTATCTACTGGAGTATTTAGCTCATTGAAAAAAGTATTTCAAGTATTTGGTATGCCTCCTACATGGAGTTCACCTAAGAAAGTTAAAATAAAACAAGTTACTAAAGGTGAAAAGAAAATTCTTACTTTAGCAATATCAGAGTAACATAAGAAAATAATTGCAAATTGAAAAGATACAAACAGAACAGGGGTAAAGTTTAAGTTTATCCCTTTTCTTTTACAAAATTTTAATGTAATGAGGTGTATTTTCATGGGTAAAAAAGAGCGTGAAATGGCTTTAAAATTCAATAAGAAAATCGATGATATTAAAAGGATTAATAAGGGTGAATGTGTATCTTATAAACAGTTGAATTGTAAATTATGTGAATATAAAGAAGATTGTAAAATTAATAAATAGTCTGAGGTGTTAATATGAGTAAATTTAGCTTTAGACGTGGGGAACTAGATAAATTAGATAAGAAGATAAAATCATTCAATAGAAAAGTAGAGCAATTAAAATCACAAGGTTATAAGGAAACTTTATTACCTGAAAAAATGAGTTATAAAGTTGAACTTGCAAAAATAATCCATAATGAAAATTATGTTCGTCAAGATTTTAAAGATACATTTTCCATTATGGATGCCTTCCTTAAAAAAGGTTCTGAAAAAATTCTTAAATCATCTAGAGGAATGGAACTACCACGTTTTAAAAAGAAAGAAATTGATATAAAAGTTAAGAGAATAAATAAAGAACGTGCTAAATTGCAAAAACAATATGACTTAGAACCTTTGACGGATAGAAATGAACCGATTGAAATGCCAGAAGAAAATAAAAAATTATTTAGAGCATATAAGATTACACCTAAAAAATTTAACTGGAAAAATATGAGTAGAAAAGATTTTGAAATGTTTCAGAAAACTTTAGTTGAGTATGACAGAAAACAGGATGAAAAGGACAAGCTTTATAGAGAAAATTTTTATAAAGCTTTAGATAATCAACTACTACCAGATGATGCAAAAAGAATAAAAGAAATATTAGATAAAATACCCACTGATGAAATAGTTAAAAAATATTATACTGACTTAAACATGGATATTGATTTTATTTATGATAAAAGCGATTATGAGGGTAAAATTGAGAGCATTATAGAAAGTTGGAATAGTCTAAAAAGGGAGGGAGGATACTAAGATATGATTGCTACAGCAGACTTTGAGACAACCACACTAGAAAATGATTGTAGAGTGTGGGCTTATGCTATTTGTGAGATAGGAAATTATGATAATTTCATATGTGGTAATAGTATAGATGATTTTTTCGAGTTCTGCATGGATAAGTATGAAAATCATATCTTGTATTTCCATAACCTTAAATTTGATGGTGAATTTATCTTCTATTGGTTATTTAGAAATGGTTATGAACATGTGGAAGATAGAAAACAACTAGAAAGTAAAACATTTACAACATTAATAAGTGATAAAGGTCAATTTTATTCAATAGAAATATGTTTTACTAAGAAAGGTAAGAAAACGAACAAGCTTACAATTTATGATTCACTTAAAATATTGAATTTTAGTGTGCAAAAAATAGGTAAAGATTTTAATTTACCAGTTTTAAAAATAGATAAGGAACAAGAATTTTATACAAAGTTTAGAGAAGTAGGACACATATTAACAGAAGAAGAAAAGCAATACATACAAAATGACGTTGAGGTTGTTGCAAGAGCGTTAAAAGAATTATTCGATAGAGAAATGAATAAAATGACGATAGGTGCTGACGCACTAAATAATTATAAAGTAATGACAGGAAAAGCAACATTTGAAAAGATGTTCCCTATACTTGATAATGAAACTGATAAAAACATACGAGCAAGTTATCGTGGAGGTTTTACATTTTTAAATGAAAAATATAAAAATAAAGCTGTTGCAAATGGTATTGTATTAGATGTTAATTCACTTTATCCTTGGGTAATGTATGAATGCCCCTTGCCTTTTGGTGAACCTATTTATTTTGAAGGTAAGTACAAGCAGGACAAGATATACAATCTATACATTCAACATTTTAAATGTCAGTTTGAATTGAAAAAAGGGTATATTCCTACATTACAATTAAAACACAACCTTGCATTTATTCCCACCGAATATGTTAAAGATTCTGGAACAGAAGAAGTTATACTAACTCTCACAAGTGTTGACCTAGAATTATTTTTAGAGCATTACAATGTTTATAATGTTGAGTGGATAAGTGGTTATAAATTTAAATCAAGTACAGAAATGTTTAAAAGTTATGTTGATTTTTGGATAAATGAAAAGATAAATGCTAAGAAAGAGCATAACGGTGCAATGTATACCCTTGCAAAATTAATGCTAAATTCACTTTATGGTAAATTTGCTTTATCACCAGTTGTAAGAGGAAAATTCCCTCTATATGATGAGAAGGAAGATTTTATACATTATAAATATTCACAGGAAGAAAGCAGAAAACCTATCTATATCCCAGTTGGAACATTTATAACCAGTTGGGCTAGAAATAAAACTATAAGGTCAGCACAGAAAAATTATGATAGATTTATATATGCTGATACTGATAGTCTTCATTTAGAGGGGTTAGAGATTCCAGAAGAATTGCAAATAGATGATTATATTTTAGGTGCATGGAAACACGAATTAACATTTTCAAAAGCTAAATATTTACGTGCTAAAAGTTATATGGAATATGGAAAAGAACCTAATACAGATGATGAAGAAAAGTGGAAAATTACAGTTGCAGGTATGCCAACAAATTGTTATCAATATGTAGATTTTGAAAATTTCAAAGTTGGAGCAGTATACAAAGGAAAATTACAACATCATAGGGTATCTGGTGGTGTAATATTAAAGGAAACAGAATTCACAATAAAAATGTAATAACCTACTTTTATTTGCAATCGTGTATTGAATGTATATACGATTGCACTTTTTTCATACACGTGTTTGACAAATTCATACACGTGTATTATAATGTAATAGAGGGATAAATTACTATTAATTTGTACTTTATATTACAGGTCAACACTGATGAAGTGTGTAATAAAAGGTTCGGGTTGACACCTTGCAATTAAGTTTTTATTTACCTCACATAATTTAAATGTTGTATACTTCCATTTTAAACTACCTAAAAGGAGTTAGGAGGGTACAACATTTTATCATATATGTGAAGGAGGAAGGAGAAAGAAAATTTATGTCAATGTATTGGGATATAACGAAAAGCTTAACATATAATGCTTTATTTACTTTTATTGTTGGTAATCGTGGAGCTGGTAAAACTTATAATTCAACTAAATGGGCTATCAAAGACTTTCTTAAAACTGGAAATCAGTTTATTTATGTCAGACGATATGACGAAGAATTTAAAAAAGGTAAGAAAGAAAAATTTTTTGATGCAATTATAAAGAATAATGAGTTTCCACAATGTGAATTTAAAATAAAAGGTTATACAGCTTATATTAATGGAAAACCGGCAGGACAGTTTATGCCACTTTCTAAAGCTAAGATTGAAAAATCTGTTGCCTTTCCAAATGTAAATAAAATCATATTTGATGAATTTATTTTAGATACTGGATTTTATCATTATATTCCAGATGAAGTTATGAATTTTCTAGACCTATATGAAACAGTTGCAAGAGATAGAGAAGGAGTAAGAGCATATTTTTTAAGTAATGCAATTACAATTACAAATCCCTACTTTATGTATTTCAAATTGAAAGTTAGAAATGATAAAAAATTTCAGCGTTTCAGAAATGGTGAAATTATAGTTGAAATGGTCCAAGACGCTGATTTTATTGAGCATAAGAAAAAAACTAGATTCGGTAAATTAATTGAGGGTACAGAATACGGAAATTATGCTATTGAAAATAAGTTTTTAAGAGATAACGATATTTTCCTTATGAAAAAGACAGGAAAAGCAAAAAACTTTTTTATTATGAAATATAATGGACAATCTTATGGTGTTTGGATTGATTTCACTATAGGTAAATATTTTGTGAGCTATGACTTTTATCCAGATTGCTCACTTATCTATTCAATAACATTAAATGACCATTCACCTAACACAATGCTTTTAAAAGGTGAAAAGAGTAAAACCTTAAAATTATTTATTGAAAATTATAAATTAGGGAATGTTTATTTTGAGAATATGAACATAAAAAATATATTCTTTGAAATAGTAAGATTATTTTTAATTTAATAAGGAGGAATAAAAATGACCATAGAAGAACATGAACAAATTTTAACAAATATCATGCAAAATGCAGGAGACCAAGGAGCATTGAGTGAGTATTTACAATCACTTAGAGAAGATTACTCCGAAACAACAAGTACATTATCAACTTTAAATACAGACAAGCAAGACCTATTAAATAAAAATGAAAAATTAAGAGAGGTAAATAGCAATTTGTTTTTAAAAGTTGGTAATGTAAAAGACTTATTTGAACCCAAAAAAGACCCAGAACCAGAACCAGAACCAGATCTAAAATTCGAAGATTTAATAAGCGAAGAAGGAGAGTTGATTTAACATGTCAGATATGATTAAAGTTCTTAATACTATAAGAGCAAACGCGTCAAAGAACTATAAAGACACAGTTCCAGTCGCTACGCAAAATAACTTTTTACAAGTTGGAAGTAACATTTTAAATTATGAGCCAAACGCAAATGAATTTGCAAATGCCTTAATAAATATGGTTGCATTTACAGTTGTAAAAAATAAACAATTTAAAAACCCATTATCACCACTTAAAAAAGGCGGGATTCCACTAGGACAAGACATTCAAGAAATATACACTAATCCTGCTAAGGGTGGAACATATGACGGAAATTCTACTCAACTATTAACAGTATTTAAAGCAGATACTAAAGTTGCTTACTATAGAATGAACAGACAAGCTAAGTTTAGAGTAACAATAAGCTTACCAGATTTACAACGTGCCTTTACTTCTATTCAAGCTTTAGACCAGTATACACAATCTATTATTAATTCTATGTATTCTGGTGATGAAATAGAGCAATTTGAATTAACAAAAGGCTTAATTTCACAAGCTTATGAAAATAATATGCTTACAGAAATTAGCGTATACAATGACCAAACACAATCATTAACAGACGCTGAAATTGCAAAGGCTCTAGTAAAATCTATTCAAACATATTCGGATTTAATGGTATTCCCATCAACTCAATATAATAAGTTTGCAGCATTAAAAGGTGGTGGAGCAACACCAGTAAAAACATGGACACCTAAGAAAGATCAAGTTTTGATAATTCCATCTACAGTAAAGACCAATATAAATGTTGAATTATTAGCTACTGCTTTTAATAAATCATATTTAGAAATGGAAGAAATGATGTTGGTTGTTGATTCTTTTGTGGGACAACCAATACTAGGAATTTTATGCGATAAGTCATGTTTCCAAATTTATGAAAACTATTATGCTGTCAAGAGTTTTGACAACCCAGACACAAACATGCAAAATTATTGGTTACATCATTGGCAGACTTTCGGGTTTAGTTTACTTGCAAATAGTATAGTGTTTACTTACACTCCTGCAACAGTAACACTCACAACGGGGTCACTAGGGGTTGCAGGAGACAGTAAAATTACTGGATTAACTCCAACTACTCAATACAAGTTATTTACAGACGATATCGAAACACCTCAAACAGTAACAACAAATGCAAGTGGTGAAATTACTGGATTGAGTAATAAAAACACTTATTTAGTGCAAGCTAATTCATAGGAGGAAATCATCTAATGGTTTCCCCTCCCAAAGGAACTGTATTTCTTACTAATTCACCACTTAGTAAGGATAATGAACATCAAATAAAGTTTAATTCGGAGCAAGAACAACAAACTTATTTCAATAGTTTAGAAGGAAAACAATTTAGTTACAATTATGTTAGACATGAAAATACTATGATTGTACCTTGTGACTATTACGAAGCTATAAAATATAACTACGTTGTGTATCAAAATACTTATGTAAATGATAAATGGTTTTTCTGTTTTATAGAAAAATTTGAGTATGTTAATGTTGGGACAACTAAACTCTATTTAAAATTTGATGTTTGGCAAACATGGCAATTTGACATTGATATACAAAAATCATTTATTGAAAGAACCCATGTACAAAATGATGAACAGAATACATTAAGTGATAACCCATCAACAGGAAATCTAATTGAATATAAATCATTTCAAAGAAATTTCAGTGGTGGTTATTTTATTTTTTGTAATGCTGATGTGACACAAGAAGATACATCAAGTTCAAATGGTTATGATTTTAAATTAGGTAATTATTCTATTCCTGCTATGGTTTTATTTTACAATGAACAACAGGCAGCAAGTATGGCATTAGATTTACAACGAATTGCAAATAAAGGTTATGGAGATAGAATTACAAGTGCAGTATATGCTCCATGTTGTAACTTGATTAGTACATTAGTAGTAGACACTGTAAATGGTTTTCCAGTATGCAGGGGTACAAATTACCCAGATGAGTTGTTAAAACAAACAATCAGTTTTGACTTTTCAGATGTTGATTTAGGTCATGAGAAATGTTTAACTTTCCCTTATGCGAAAATTGTTGTTCAAGATTTAGCAACAGGACAAACTATTGAATTAGAACCTAACAAATTCGGCAGTAAAGTTATTAATTTTGAAGTTCAAGCAACAGTAAGTGAAACTCCATCTTATAGAATAATACCTTTAGGTTATAAAAATTTAGATAAGAGTTATAGTGATAGTTTAGTTGTAAAATGTAATACTAGCTTACCAGTTGCAAATAGTTCTTATGCAAAATACTTAATGAACAATCAAGATTTTAACGCTTTAAGAATGGCAGGAAGTACAATAGGAATTGCAGGGAGTATAATGTCAGGGAGTGCAATGGGTGCAATTACTGGTTTTGAAAGTATAACAAACGTTTTATTACAAGAACAACAAGCACAGAAACAACCTAATCAGTTAAGTAACATAACAGATGGAGCATTAGAGAGATTACAATTTCAAAATGGTGTGAGAGTTTCATTGTTTGTTATGGATACAGACCATAGACAAATGGCGAATGATTACTGGACTTTATTTGGCTATCCTAAACGTACTCTTGAATATCCTGTATTTTATTCAACACTTGATTATCAATTTATGAAAACTCAATCAGCTAATATTAACGGTAACATTCCACAAGATGATTTAGTTGAAATACAAGATATGTTTAATAGAGGTGTAACTATGTGGAAAGCTGATAAATTTAGACAATATTAGGAGGTGATATAAATGTATGGGTTTAGTCCTAGCCAAGTTTTAAAGGTAGAAATGAATGTTGAAAATTATATGAATAACGAAACATACTATCATTATTTTAATAGAATTATGTTGATGCTTACATCATTATTTAAATGGGAAAACCTACCTAATAATATTCCAGAACGTTTTATAGAAAAAACCTTATTCAATGAAGGTGTTTGTGCTTTCATTAATGATAATGAATATGGTCAAATAATAACACAATGTACGCAAGGAAGTGAAGTAAATCTTTATAATGAACCCATTGCATGGGAATGTTTTTCAGTCAACGGATATAGAAAAACCTTTCAAAGTGATGAATTATCCATAATAAGGAACAACAAATACTCTATTCCTACTCAATATTTAATACACCATCATTTAAAAAGATTATATGATTTAGAAAGAACCATTGATAAAAACTTGTGGTATCAAAGAAGATTAGCAATTTTAAAAGGGACAGAAGATTCAAGACTTACTTTAGAAAATATAATGAAAGATTATGATGAAAATAAATTTCTTATATTTGGTAGTAAAAAACTTGATTTAATGAATAACCTTGAAATGTTAAATTTCAATATTCAATATACAGGTTTAGAAATGGAACAACATAAAGAAATCAAATGGAACGACCTTTTAAATATGTTTGGTATTAATACAGTAAACACTCAAAAAAGAGAAAGATTAATAAGTGATGAAGCTAACGCAAATAACCAGATGATAGAAATAAATGTTGATGTAATGTTAGAAGAAAGAGAACTAGCTGCAAAAGCTATAAATGAAAAATATGGAACTAACATAAAGGTTTCTATAAGACATAATATGAATGATACTTTGAATAAAGAAAACAAGGAGGATGATGAATAAATGGCTTATTATACTACAGAACTTAGACAAATAGTTAATAACAGTAATTTAGATATTGGTCTTAAAAATTATCCTCTTTACGAATTTAAAAATGGACTCAAATATATTAATGATTTTGGTTACGATTTAAAAGGTAATAAAATTACTAATTATAGAGACTACCTAAATAATAAAATAATAACACATTTTTACTTTCGTGAAATTGGTTATGAAACTCCTGCATTATTCGTATTTAAATTAAATGCTAGAATGAACGAGATAATGCCACTTTATAATCAAATGTATGCTTCGACAGATTTAGAATGGAATCCTTTATGGAATATGGATTTAACAGAGACATTTAGTCATGAAGTTACTGACAACGGTAATAGCATTTCAAAAGTTACAGGAAATCAATCGCTAGACGGAAAAACAACAGAAAGTTCAGAAAGCGAAAGAAATGAAGATTTAGAACAAAATTCTGATAACACAATAAATAACAATAACATAAAAACTCCAAACTTAACTAATGACACAGTCATTGCAGAAATGGACACACCACAAGAAAACCTTACAGTTGACCAAATTAAACAGCATGAGTTTTTATCAAAAGCTACTCATAATATAAACCAAACTACAGGAACAGAAACAGACAACGGAACAACAGAAGAAATTCTAAAAACTACAAATGACAACCTTATAAAAACTACAAATGATAGTGAAACAAAGATAACCCAGACAAATGAAAGTTCTACCGACTCCACAATGGACACTTCCAATAACAGAAGTGAAACTTATACAAGAAAACAGGAAGGTAACACAGCGGGTTTTCATGCTCCAATAGCCTTAAAGCAATGGAGAGATAATATGATTAACGTAGATATGATGATAATTGAAGAACTAGAATCATTATTTATAGGAATATATAAATCAATTTAAGGAGTTGATAAAATGAGTTATACACCTTATTCACCAGACAATATACAATCAATGTTTTTTAGATGGTATAATGTAAAACCATATGTTTATGACCCTACAACATTTACCTTGATGGAAATGATAGGACAAGCTATTGAAAAAGTTAATGAGGTAATAAAAGAAACTAATGATATGGGAATGGCTCTTTTAGCTTTTGAAAATTATGTTCTTACAGAACTACAAAAATATGACCAAAAAATTGCAGACGAAGTACTAAAAATAATAAATCAAAAAATAGAAGATGGAACGTTAGCAGATTTTATTCAATCTCTTTTTGATGGTGTTAACCAATCTATAGAAAATTTAGATACAAAAGTTAACCAAAATAAACAACAAATTGATGATGAAATAATGTCTATTAATAATTCATTAACAGCTTTAAATTATGAAGAAAGCAATGTAAATATTGCAATCACGCCATCACAATTTATATATAATGTAGGAGAAAATATAAACGGAATAAATATAATCTCAACAATAACTAAAGGTACTAATGATATTCAATCTTTAAAAATATACAAAAATAATAGTATCATAAACACATTAAATAATCCTCAAATAAATGAACAATACTTAGATGGCTCTATTATTACAAATGATACAGAATACTATGTTGAAATTTATGACGGTAAAAAGACTATAACATCTAATAAAATTAAAATAAACTTTGTAAATAATTTCTATTATGGTGTTATAAATAATACGATAGACGAAACATTAATAAAAAGTTTAACATCATTAAAAACGCTAAAAACTAATTTAAATGAAACTTTTTCACCAAATGACCAGAAAATATTAATTGCTTATCCTCAAATTTATGGAGATTTAATTAGTATAAATGATGACGAAAATTACGACATGATAAACGGCTTCACTAAATCAAATATTAATCTTACATTAAATAATATCAGTGTACCATATAATGTGTATGTTAGTAATTTTATAATTAAAGATTCAAATGTCAATCTTACATTTGAATTTTAAGGAGTGGTAACTTATGAGTAAAAAATTAAGGGACAATTTTAATGTTAGAATAAGCGCACCAATAGACACAAGATTTCAATGCGTTAATTTAAGTGACATTGACAGACCATATGAAGGTCTAAAAACTTATCAACTAAGTGACCATAAATTTTATAAATATATAAATGGAGAATTTATAGAAGATAACAATGATATAAATAACTCTATATCGCAAATAAACACTAAATTATCTAACAACAGAATATTTAATGTTTTAGATTTTGGTGCAAAAGGAGACGGAACAACAGACGATACTAACGCGTTTAATTCAGCTTTATTAGCAGCTAAACAGGTATTAGGAAGTGTATTTGTACCACCTTCTATAAATGGATACTTAATAAGTGGTAGTGGAATTGTAATAAGTATGGGTGTTACTTTATATGGTGTTAGTGGAAAATCAAACGGACAATGGGCGGAAGCTAAAGGGAGTACACTTCTTATTACTGGTACAGGAACTACACCAACATTTATAATGAAGGATGGAAGCCAATTCAAAAATCTTAACATAGAATATCCTAATCAAGTAACAACAAGTCCACCTATTGCTTACCCATTTTTAATACAATTATATAGTGCAGTAGGAAATGATGTTACAATAAGAGATATATTTTTGAAAAATTGCTATCAATTTTTAGACGCTTCTACTGGTCATTTAAGACTTAATGTATTTAACATATATGGTGATATATTTAAAACAGGTATAATTATAGCAAATAATTATGATGTTGATAGATTAGAAAATATTCATTTTTCACCATATGATGATATTAACGTAAATACTGCATTAGCTTCTTATCGAGGTAAAAATGCTAAAGGTATCATAATCCAAAAAGCTGACGGAATTCAAATGTCCAATATATTTGCTTATGGTTTACAAATTGGGTTAGTAATAGGTTCAACCACAACAGAATCATGGGGACAAATTACTAATATATTATTTGATACATGTGAAACTGGTATTTATGTTATAAACATTCCAATAGATTCATCTTTTGAAATAACAAACTATGAATACACCATGAATTCTACTTATAAAAATAATTGGGGATTAGGAATTACTAGCGGAATAGTTCTTGAAACGCCTAAAGGACACCTTATAGTTAACGGCTATGTATATGGGTATGGTGACGCCTGTATATATTCAACAACTAATTTTTCTAATTCATTAGTGAAAATAAAAGATTTATCTGTTATGGGTACTTTGACCCCCAACATGATAGGAACTTCATTAATAACTCACAATGGCACTGGAACTATAAAAATTTCAAATATGGAATCAACATTATCTAAAACTTTAGTGTCGTATGGCGGAGGCTCTTCAAAAATACTACTCGAAAACGCTAACGTAAATAGAGATTCATTATCAACATACAAAGATTTCTATAACCCACCAACAAATGTTACTATTGCTAGTTCTGACACTTTAAATATACCTTCAAATACAAAGGTTATCACAGTTACAGGCACTACTACTATAAATTGGATTACAGGAATACAACCAGCCGGTACTGAAATAATAATTATATTTACAGCAAGTTTAACTATACCAAATAGTGCAACTACAGGATACAGATTAAATGGGGCATTATCGGCAACGAAAAATACTGTATTGACTTTAATATCAGATGGTACAAATTGGCTTGAAAAATCAAGAAGCATAAACAATATTGCATAAAAAGAAGGTCTAAGACCTTCTTTTATTTTAATTTGCTTTTGGCAAACTTATTAACTTTTCTACACCATCTGGTGTTAAAAGAATTGGCATCCTTATACCTAGTTTTCTAAAGTCAATTCCTTCTGTTAAATTCTTTAATCTGGAGTGTAAAGTTTGTCTAGGTATATTGTATAATTCTTCAACTTCTCCAATTGTATAAATTTCTCTTAATTCTACTTTCATAACATTTTACCTCCAAATAAATTTATATTTTATAGATTCAAAATCTTTAATTTTTTCTTTATGTTTTCTTTATGTTTTCTATATATAAATTATATATCATATACGTGTAAAAGTCTAGTTAAAAACGACAATGTTTTATATAATTTAGAAATTTTTTATATATTTTAATTAAAATAAATTTTTTAATAAATCATACATGTGTAATTATGCTAATTTTTTGATAAAATAAAAATTAATGGTTAAAATGATGAAAAATTTGTAACATTTATCTGAAAATTTTAATACACGTGTATTAACTAAAATTTTTTATAAGTACACATGTATGAAATTAACATTTATCAACTGATAATATAATCTCAAATGATATCACAAATTTTCAGAATATTATGTTAATTAATATTATTACATTATTTCCCAAATCACACTCCCGTCCATTTGTCAATAAAGCATAAAATAAACATTTTGTCAAGAGGAAAGTTTGTTCGTATGTTGGAAAAGGCGAATGTTCGTAGGCGAATTGTTGGGGGAATGTTCGTAAAGTATGGGGGGGAATTACAC